TACTGCCCTCGGGGAGGGCGCCACCATTAATTGACGTGCGCGTCTGCGGGAAGGCGCTCCTCCGTGCGGCAGAAGAGGTAATCAATCGAGCAGCCGAAGCAGTCCGCCATGGCTAACGCCTTGCCGCTCGGGATGGTGTCGGGATTTTTCTCCCACCGCCGGATGGTCGGGGAAGACACGCCAAGAACGATCGCAAGCTGATCTTGGCTCATCTTCGCCTTGACCCTCTCGGATGCTATATTGTTATCCATGCGTCCTCCGTGGTGCTCACTTTCTGGTTACTACTCCCTATTGTAACCACATTCTGGGCATATGCAACCCTAAAAACGAACATTTATAATCGCTTTGTGATTAGCTTTTGTCGCAAGGGGATTAATATGGATAGCACGCACGGAAAGACATTCAAGAACAACCTGGGGAGATGCCGAAAAGAGGCTGGCTACACGCAGGCGCAGGTATCGGAAATCACCGGCATAGCCCTCGGCACGCTGCGCCGTTGGGAGCAGGGAAAGAACGAGCCGGACATGGCCTCGGTGGTCAGGCTGGCCTCGCTGTACAAGCAGAGCACCGACAACCTCCTCGGGAGCCGCTTCGCGTGCGCGAACAATTCTATACCGCCTCTTTCGAGCGACGAGATGCAGCTCATCGACTACTACAGGCAGACCGCGCCGTTCGGCAGGCACGCCATACTCTCGCTTGCGAAGGAATACGTCAAGAACATGCCTCTCGGAACCGAGGGCGAGTGGTTCTCCGCGAACGTCGGCAACATGACGGCGGAAGAGCTCGACGATGTCGACGACTTCCTCGCTGGGCTTGGTCAAGAACAGTCCGAGGGCGCGTAGATGAGGGCGGCGCTAGGCTCGATTGAGCGGCTCGGCCAGGGCCGCTACCGCATATCCATCGAAGGCCCCAGGAAGGAAGACGGTTCCCGGACGCGGGTGTCGCGCGTCGTGCGCGGCGACAGGGAGGATGCCGAAATCGAGCTGGCGAAGATGAAGCTCGATGCCGGAAAGCCGGTAGACCAGACGCTCACCGTCTCGCGGTACTGGCGGGTGTTCTACGAGCCCACAATAAACCGCCTCGCGCAGACCACGCAGCAGGGGTACAGGAACTCATGGCGCACGCTCGTGGAGCCGCTGTTCGGCGAATGCGTGATGGGTGGCTTGAAGGCCAGGGAGATAGAGCGCAAGCTGCTCACCATCGAGAAGCCTGGGCAGCAGCGCAACGCCTACAAGCTCATGCGGCAGATGTTCAACGAGGCGTACCGCGACGAGATGATTGCCTCCAACCCGTTCGACCGCAGGATAAGGCTCAGCAAGATGCCGAAGTACAATCCGAAGGTCCTGTTGATGGATGACGTGCCCGCGTGGCTGAGGGTCATCGAGGGGCGTCCTTGGGAGGCCATCATGGTCATCATGTTGTTCTCGGGGCTGAGGAGGGAGGAGGCCACCGCGCTATTCTGGGAGGACCTCGAATTCGCCGATGGGCTATGCTGCATCCGCATCGACAAGACCCTCACGGAAGCCGCCGGACGCATCGTCGAGGGGCCGGTGAAGACGCCGGATTCCGAACGCACCGTCTTCCTCTCGGGCTGGCCTGCATCAAGGCTGCTGGAGCTCCGTTCGGCGGGGCCGCTCTGCCCGGATGCCAATGGGAAGCGGATGGCCCCGGACAAGGTAAGCAGGGAATACAAGAAGGCGTTCGACGCGGCGGATGCCAAGTACGTCCCGATGAGGAACCTACGCAACTCCTACGCGACAATCATGCAGGGCTTGGGCACGTCCGACTCCCTAATCTCGAAATCGCTCGGCCACACCACCATAAAGACGGACTACGACCACTACTTCGCGGCAAACGAACCAGCACATATCGCGAACGCGAGGGCGCTCGGCGAATTGGTCGGCTCCACCGTTAGTCGCACGATGTACCATTCCGAAAAAAAGGCCAGCACCCCGGAATAGGATGCTGGCCTGGGCTTTCCTTGGTGGGACCAGAGGGATTCGAACCCCCAACCAAAGGATCATGAGAGCGGCAAACGGCTCTGTGACCTGGGCTTATGCTGGCCTTTCTGAAGCTAATCACGCCTAAACACGCTGAAACACGCGCTAAAACCCCAGCAGATGTCGCATGATGCAACACGCTTACAGTCCCGTATATGGGACTACTTGCCGATGCCCGTGTACTTCGTGGAGCCCTGCGGCTTCACGCACCTGAACACGTGCATCGTCTTGTCGGCGTAGGCGTACTTCGCATCCCCGATGCAGGGGGCGTATCCCTTGTCCGGGGGGTTGCCGCCATTCCTGTGCGCGGAAACCCATACCCCGGTCGGGGCGCCCTTGTCGGCGTCCGTCCCCTTGAGCCAGGACGCGTAGACCTCCTTGGCCGTGGACTTGCCGACGTACATGCAGACGTGGTTGCTCTTGGTCGATTGCCAGCGTTCGAGGTGGATGAGGATGTCGCCGGGTTTCAGGCTTGACTCCTTGCCGTCCCACCTGCCGAGGTCCTTCCAGCGCTCCGACTTCGCCATGTGGTCGTAGATGGACGCGCATGCCCTGGGCATGGAATCGTCGACCCCCGACCACCTCACAATGGACGCGATGCCACGGTCGCACGACCTGCCCTGGACGTTCCAGCACCTCGGGGCCGCCGACTTGGTATCCGATGCTTTGAAGAGCGTGTCGTACACCTTCCCGTACAGCTCGGTGCGGGCGTTCGCCTTGGTCGACGGGTTGTGCTGCGCGGGCCTCGAATAGGCCAGCGAGCACGCGGCCTTCGCCAGCGTGGAATTATCCGGCTTCTGCTGCACCCTGCCGGAGGTTCCCACCCGGAACATCTGGATGCAGTCGATTGGCGTCACGCCGTCCCCCGCGTACTTGTCCCTGGAGCCGCCGAGGTCGGTCTGCCCCACCATGTAGTCGAACCACTTGCCGCCTACCGGGTGGGCGCGGAACTGGATGGAATCGTCATCAATCTGCACCGCGAGGATGGGATTGCCGTCCCCGGAGTAGCCCGCCGTGGATTTCACGTCGTACTTCGACCTCCAGGGGAGCCAGCCCTCCTTCGTCTTCACGCGGTACCGTTTGGCATCGCAGGCGAAGTAGAGCGCGGGAGTCCCGGCCTTCCCCGCCCTCGTTCGTTCGGAGCCGCCGAGGTCGGTCATCCCCTGCATCTCGGATTGCCAGGTCGCGCCGTACTTGATGCGGTACTTGGGTTGCGGTTCGTCGCTCGCGCCCATCAGCTTCCTCCAATCGTCCTTCGTGCCGTAGAAGACATTCACGTCCAGGCGGTCGCCATACCCGCTGATTGTGGCGGTGGAGGCGTACTGGTACATCGTCATGGCTTTCCACGAACTCGTGTCCCAGGTGTTATCGGGGTTGTCCACGTACCCCCTGCCCCACTCGTAGCGGTTCAGGTAGCTCGCCATCCAAAGCGGATAATTGGCGATTGCCGAATGGTCGCGGCTGTTCAGATAGCTCGCATACGCGTAGAACATCGGCGTCGAGTTGGTGGCCTTCGCCACGGCGTCGAGCCACGCCTTCGCATACGAGACGGGCTGCAACTGCGCATCCGCCTCGAAGTCCAGGCACATGACGGCTTTGCCCTCATAGCCCTTCACCTGCTTCAGGAAGAACTCGGCCTCGGCCTTGCCCCCCGGCGTGGTGCCGTCCTCGCACGCGTAATGGTAAAGCCCGAGCAGCTTGCCGGATTTCATCGCGGCCTGGGCCTGCTTCTTCCAATACGGGTTCACGTAATGCACACCGCCCGAAACCTTAACGATTACGAAATCGGCCTCGACCTTGGTCACGTCGATGTCCGCTTGGTGCGAGGAGATGTCGATGCCATGCAGCCTGCTTACGGACGCCTTGGTGCTCACCTGCATGCGCTTGGTGGACGTGGCCGTGGTGCCGTCGGCCTTCCCGTTATAGTGGAGTATGCCGTCCCACGGATAGTCGTAGTAGGCGTGCACGCTCGCTTCCTGCCCAGACTGGTCGCCGCGCTTGTTACCGTAGGCACCGTTGTCGCCCCACGAGAACTCGCTGAGGACATCGGGAACCTGCGTCTGACACATCGCGACATGATTCGCCTCGTTGAGGTACAGGTCGCCCGGTTCGGCGAGGAAGCTCATGGGCTTCCACTCGAACAGGCCGGACGCGACGAACACCGAGCGCATGTTGTGCGTCGTTACGGCTGCATCCAGCGCCCCTCGGTACTTCGTCTTCGAGAGAATCATCCTCCACGCGTCGATGGTCGAGGACGAGCAATCGTAATCCCCGACGCTGATGGAGTATTGAGTGCCGTCAATCGTCCACTTCTCGTAAGATGCGCCGTGACGCTCCTCCCAGGAATACCCGAAGCGGTCATCGTCGCACATGCGCTTGTGCGCGTATGCGACCCTCTCGTTAACCTTCATCTACCACCTCATTTCACGAAAGCGGGGTTGCGCTCGATGCCGTAGAGGGAGTCCCATTCGGCGGGGCTTCCGGGAAGCTCCCCGGACTCCCTCTCGACGCCGTCGGCCCAATAGGCCCACCTGCCCTCGGCGTGCCAGTTCATGACATCGGCCTTCGTGGGCATGCCGTACTTGTGCATCTGCGCCGCGTTTGAGGTGTCCAGCACCAACGTGGAGGAGCGGGTCTTCGCCACGGCCACCTCCTGCTCTTGCGGCTGGCAGGACACGCACCCGCCGATGAGGGCGATTGCCAGAATCGCGGCAACCGCCCAGCCGACGGCCTTCATCAGCGTTCCCTCCATCACATGCCCTTCGGCTTGGGAACCTCGTAGGTCATCGCCAGCTCGGAATCGCCCACGCCCTCGGTGGTCGGGTCGGTGACGATGCCCAGGATGCCCAGGAGGACGAACGCCGCGTTGACGATTGCGATGAGCTCGCTCTGCAACCCAGCGAAGTCCCAGTTGTAGCCGAACGGCACCGCGACGGCCTGGATGAACACCAGGGCGGCGGGCACCAATGCCAGCCAGAAGTTCTTGTTCTTGATTCTCACTTTCCAGTTAATCATTCATGTCTCCCTGTCTCTATCTGCGCGTGTTTGCGAATCTTGTCCCACATGATGTCGCCCGTGCCGTTTGCCCCGTTGGCGTGGTAGGCGGTCCAGCAGTCATGCACGTGCTTGAACTCCTCCGGGGTCAACGGCTCTCCCATCTCGACGGCCTTGTGGAAATACCTGTAGATCACGTCCCTCTGCATCGACCTCTGCGCCAGCGCGTTGGCCTTGTTGACCTCGCGCTGCTCTTCGACGAACGACGAGAAGCTCTTGTACAGCCCGCCGACGCAAAGCCCCACGAGGGTCGTGAGCACGAGCGATGCCACCTCGAATGCATGCAAAACCATCACTCACTGCCCTCCGTCTCCGGCTCCGCCTCGTGCTTGTAGCACTTGGCCTCCAAAACGTAGCCGTCGCTGGTCATCAGCACGGCGGCGTGCTCGGGCAGCGC